GCCTTAACCAAGGCATACACCTTGTATTCCATGTGCTGCAGCGTCTTCATGTCATCGGCGTCCACGGAACCCTCCTTGCGTGGTGCGATTTTTATTCCACCCAGCCCGCGTTGACCGGGCAAAGTGCCTATCACGTGGGCAATGTTGTTTACGACCTCTTGAAGGTAAGAAGATCTTGTGATGCGATAACGACTGAACAGTCGTAGCCGATATCTTCTTTGAGCCCAAACAGCACCAAATGAGACATTTCAACCACGAACCTGACGCCAGAGGGAGCGCGTTTTTTCTTGTCAACGCTCAGTTTATTGCCCGATTTCTTGTCGGCCGGACGCATGCTAAAAAGACCCTCAACGACGTCGTAGTCAAGCGTTACAAAATCGCCACGATTCCAGCCGCATTGAGTTAGTACCCTGTCAGCAATGCGAACCCGAAGAGACGGCGATGCGCCTTTTGTTTTTGGCAACGTCCTAAACACACGGACGTCAGACGTGTAGCTGCCGTCTCGTCTTCCGTTCGCTTTTCGCCGCAGCTCAATAATCATTCCAGCCATTGTTGGCCTCCTATCTTTCTTTCAAATCAACCACTGCCGCACGTGAACGCCACGCCGCAGATACGATTTTGTTGCTTGGTTGCCATCTCACCTCCCTTGTGTATTGGCCGCGTCACGTGCGACATCCGGCAGCGTCACCGTTGGTTCATTCGTTACCGTCTGTAGATGCGTGCAAAAGTGGGCCGGAAGAGGTGTGGTAATTTTTGGGCGGGTCGGTGGCAATCGTCTCCAAGGCCTCCGCGATCCGCTCCAAGGCCGCCGCCAGACGGTCGCAAACTACTTGGGGCACGTTCGTCGCCTGCTCCAAATCGCAGGTCGTGTTTTCTTCAGACGCTATGCGGTTGTTACTTTGCGATTTCTCATGATGAATGCAGGCTTGCTCGGCGTAATACTCCGACTGCAACCAATCGACAGCTTCTCTGACGTTGATGTAAATGGGTCCGTTGTCGGCATCTTTCGCTCGTTTAACCAGCCGCGCTGCAGTCACCATTCCCATGCTAATGCCACGCCGCACTCGCTCACGATCTCGCGACCTTTCTGGCGAGGGGTAAAGAGCCGAAATGCAGGCATATCCAATTGGGGCCTGTGACTCATCCTTAAACCAATCCATGTCGACGTTCTTCAGACAAACACCCATTGCTCTCTCCTTTGCTTCCTCTGCTCTCAACCACTGCCGCACGTAAACGCCACGCCGCAGATACGATTAGGAGCACCTCCTCCACTGCCTCTCTTTGCCCCCGCTGCTGCTTTCGCACAGCAGCCCTGTCAGCTCAATCGCCCCAGCGATCGCCAGCTCGTTTAGCCGCTTGTTGACCTGGTGCGGCTGCAGCCCGGCCCGCCGGCCGATCTCGCTCTGCCCGGCCGGCCCGTGCTCGAGGGCCGCCAGGATCTTCGCCGCATGGCCTCGTTGAAACGACTTTGCTTTTGCCGCTGCGGCATGTGACGTTGCCGGGTGTTGCTTCCGTGCCGCCGGTGCGAACAGCGGCAGCATGGCGGTGTTGGTGGAGAAGTAATCTGACATCCTTGTCGCTCCTTTCGTTGTATTTGCCCTGTCACGCCGGGCCGGCGGCCACTTTACCGATGGGAGTTTGCTACATCAGCTGCGACAGCGGTGTTACAAAGCCACTCGACCGCTTGGCTGCCCGTCACGCTTTACCGTACAGCGTCGCAGGGCTGCGTTGTGTCAACCGTCACTCTCAGGACCGGCCCGGTGGCTTCTCATCGTTTCCGCCACCGCAGGCCGCTCGTACTGCTGCAGTCGCCGCGCCAGCCGGTCGGCACGGGCTCGCTGGTCTGCCATGCTCGCAGCGGCCTGCGACAGCCGTTTCACGTGCTCGACCATGCCATCCAGCCCGTACTCTTCGAGAAACCTGATTACGCTGCGGTCAGTGATCTGCTCTGGCTCTCGGTATCCGTCAAGTCGTCTAAGCCTCATGGTCTCTCCTTAAAAGGGGATGTCGTCCAGGTCCGCCTTGGTCTCGGCGTCGATCTTCTGAGCCGCCGTCTGCTTCACCGGCTTGGGCTTAGGCGTGTTCGATTCGCTGGTCGGCTTGAATCGCACGACCTTGACGAACTCGTTGCCCTTGGTGCTGACGCTCAGCAGCGTCTCGATGCTCACCACCTGGTCGAGCAGCTGGTCCTCGTCCCAGTCCTCGCCTCTGACCGGCGGATCAACCCGAGCCGAGCGGCAAAGCTCTTCAATGGCACCACGCCAGTGGCATGGGATGCTTTGGAACACCGACTTGTATTTGGCGACGTCTACCCGGACGGTTATGCACAGCCCGTCCGGGTTTTGCTCGTCCTTCTTCGCCCAGTCCTTGCTGCCGATCTGCACCCAGCCGATCTTGCCGACGTGCGTCCCATCGGGCAGCAGCTGCTCGGGTGCCTGGGTGGCCACCTGGCCGTCGTCGCCGTCAATAAAATCGTCCCATCTCATGTCTGCACCTCCGGGTCTTGGTCGTCTCCGATCACCTCGTGCCGCACCGTGCTGCAGAGGTTTCCGATGTCGTCGAGGGCCTCGTCTGGTGACAGCTCGCCCTCCTGCCATTTGTCAAGCAGCCGCTGGCAGCGCCATAGAAGCTCCTGCTCGGTCGCTCGGTCAGGCCACGGCATCTGGCACCTCCTGTGGCTCAATCTCGTTGTGTCGCTCATTGACCAACTCTGTCAGAGCGGACCAGTCCTCGGTCTCGATCGCACCCTCCGACAGCAGCGTGTCGAGGCGATCGACGATGGCACTCAGCCGCTTGACCGTCTCGGCCTTGGCGATCGTCTCGCGGATCTTCTCCACCAGCGGATCGGTCGGTGCCTCGGCCGGTTTTGGTGCCGGGGGGGGTGTTTTTGCGGGCGCGCCGTCGCTCAGCCACGCAGCCAGCTCGGCACCGAAATCCTCGCCGGGCTTTTCGATTAGCTTGTCCTGCCACTTGCCGGTGCGATCCTTGATCACGTTGGCGATGTGCTCGGTGCTGATTTCGAGCAGCAGGTCAAACTCGTACTCGACGCCCTTGCCCTGTTCCGGTGCCAGCCCAACCCGCACCGGGCGGCTCTTGCCGTTGTCCTGCGTCGTCTGCCACTCAGTCTTCGACCGCATCGTGGCGATGATGTGGCCCGGAAAATTCAGGATGGCGTCGATCAGGCGACGCTGCAGCGGCGTGCCCTCTGACCAGGCCGACCACGTGTTGCCTCTGTATTTGGCCTTGGCCAGCTTGTCGATCTCTTCGAGCAGCTGCTGCCACGCATGGCTGAGGCTGTCGATAACCAGCACGCCATAGCCCTCGGCGGCAGCCAGCTTGATCGCTGCGACGTAGCCATCGACCGTCTTGTCGTCGAGTTCTAGGACGTCGAACTCAAAGCGGTCGCTGTATTTGCTGGCCGATCCTCGCTCGGTGTCGATAAACGCCACCGGCTTGTCGCCTGCCAGCCCCTTCGCAATTCGCAAACTGCTGTAGGTCTTGCCAGCACCGCTCGGACCGAAAACAGCAGCCCGTAGCTTGGCCTGACTTTTAGTAGCTCTCTTGAATCCCATTGTCACGCTCCTTGCGTTCGTCCCTCCTGATGCCCCGCCACACCTCGTGGCGGTAAACTTCGATTTCGTCCGGGGCGTCGATGCCCAGCCGGACCTTGTCTCCGATGATGTCGAGCACGACGATCTCGATCTGGTCGTCGTCGAGCGGCCGAAGCGAGCGGCCGGGTAAGACGATTGACTCGCCTTCTTTCCTGCTTAGATGCAGCATGTGTGCTCCGTGAAATCCGGCCGGCTGGCGATCCATCGCCCGCCGCACCGGTCAAGCCATCCTTGGCCAAGCGGTCGTCCTATGACCGCACTCGATCGTCCCGATGAAAAATGCTTTGCCCTGCTGCGGCCCTGCGGGCCATTTCTTGCACTTTTGCCGCCGAGCCGGGCTTGCCCCGGCATGGTTTGGTCTTGTCCATGTGGTCGCTCACCTCTGCTCTGATCCCTGCGAGCGTGTCGATTGCTGCGCCGAGGGCGTCGTGCAGTAGCGTCGGATCGCCGCTGGCAGCCCGCTCGACGTAGACGTTGCCGGCGTTTGATGCCCCGCCTGCTCGCTCTGGTGCGCCGTAGACACGCACGACGTGGCAGAGGGTGGCGTGGGCTCGGGTGACTCGCTGCAGCCAGCCTCGTAGTTGAGCGCCGACGTGATCACCAATTCGGGTACGGCGGTTGCCCGCCACTGGTCGGCTTGGCCGACGTCCCGCCGCAGCCTTTCGGCTGTCGTCCAGTTTTTGCGCTCGGCGACGCATCGCTGCCTGATCTCAGAAGGTGTGGGCGTTCGCATTTTCTTGCTCCTTGGTGTACCGGCGTCCATGCCGCTGTTGATTGGTATATCCCTGTTCCGTGCTTGGTCAAAAGAAAAGCGTGGGGACTAAAAGCCTTGCTGCCGATCCTGTGACGCTAGCGTCACTACGTGCAATTTTGTGCCTGTAGCGTCACTACGGTCAACACCAATTTCCGGCAGCGAGGATTTTGGCGATGGCGATCAGGATTTCGATTACGACTGCGATGTTCATGGTGGTGCCCTCCTTGGCGTTGGTGTTGCCCGGCGGCCTCAGTGCCGCCGGGCGGGTGGTTGCTACTTTGCGATTGCCTCAAGCCAATCCCGAAGAGCGTTGTCGCTGCTGACGCCATGCTTCAAGGCGTAGCGAACCTTGGTCATCGGCATCTGCAGGCGAGCAGCCAGCTCGCGGATGGTCACTTTGTAGCGACGCATTTTCTGGCGAATCCGAATGGCACCCATTTTCATTTCTCCTGGTTAGTGGATTGCGGCTCCTTGCCGCGTCATGCCCTCATAGTAGCGTTATCGTTACTTGCTGTCAACAGGGTTGAGGGAATTTTTTGGGATTTTTTTCTAGGCGGCGTTCGGCCCTAGAAAACTAGGCCTTTTTGCGTTTGCCCTTCTTGGCCGTCCGCTCGTGGCGGCGAAGGTTCGAGCGTGTCGTCAACTCTTTTTTCAGTTGCAGCACGTCGGCCCGCTTCACCAACCAGGCTCGCTCGCCAGCCTTCCAGCCGGACAGGCGAGAATCGCCGGCCCCGAGCAGCCGGCGAATATAGCCCTCAGTGCAGCCTGAAAGCTCTACCGCCTCGGCCACCGTGATCCACGTTTCGTCTGGTGATGCCATTGTCAACATGACCCGATAGTAACGCTATCAACACAAGAAAGCAAATGCCACCAAATCCGTGGGGACTAAACAGCCCCGGCCGTGCAACATTGCGTATGATGCCTGCACGGCCGGGGCGTTTAGGCGGAGGGCAAGGGACTGCACACCCGTTCACTAGTCGCTAAGATGGGCGACTGCCCCGGACGGAGGAGAAAGGAAACCAGCTCACGGAGGGGCGTTACCTAGGAGAACCCCACCATGTTGCTGCGTGAAGTTTTGCTTGAGCGGTACGCCCCGCTCTACCAGTTGGCCCCCAGGACGATCGTGCTCTACGGGCACACCCTCGACAGGTTCGCTGAGTACCTTGGGCGTGAGCCCGTGCTCGAGGATCTCGACGACATCGTCGTTAGCAAGTTCCTCGCCCACCGGCTGAGCGATCCAAAGCGGCCAGTGAGGCGGACGACCGTGCTGAAGGATCGGGTCCAGCTGTGTGCAATAGCCGCATACTGTGCGAAAAAACGTATAATATCGGAGTTTCTCACGCTGGCCCCGATGCGGGCGGCCCCGAGGCTGCCGCAGGCATACCTTGTCGAGGAAGTGCAGGCGATCGTCCGGGCTGCCGGCCAGCTCAATGGCACCGAGTCGGGCAAGCCAGCGGCCTGGTACTGGCAGACGTTTGTGGCTTGCATGGTGCAGACCGCCGGCCGGGTTGGCGAGGTGCAGGCCGTCACGTGGCAATGCGTCGATCCTAGCAGGCGGTGCGTCACGTTCCTCGCCGAAACCCGCAAGGGCCGCACCCGCGACGTCGAGCGTGGCATCTCGGCTGATCTGGCGGCGATGCTTGAGCAGCAGCGAGGAGAGCCCGACGATCCGGTCTGGCCCTGGACCAAATGCGAGCAGGTGCGGTGGCTGCGGCTGAAGAAGCTCTGCAAGATGGCCGGCGTGCAGTACCGGGCGTGGCATGCGTTCCGCAAAACAGCGGCCAGCTACGTGGCTGCCGGCGGTGGCAATGCCCAGCAGCTGCTTGACCACGACCGGTCGAGCACCTCGGAGAAGCACTACCTCGACAACCGGATCGTCGGCCGGCGGGTGTCGGCGGCGGAAGTGTTGCCCGATTTCGGTTTAGGCGACAAGCCGGCGGCTTGAGTTGCTGGCGACGACATAATGAAAGATTTTCTTGACTTTGTTGAGAACGTGCCAGACAGTGTGTGGGAAATTGTCGTTATTGGCGGGAGCGGCCTGACTGCAATTGGCATCCTGTGCGGCCTGGCTCAGCAATTCGAGCAACGACCGCCTGTTGCTCAGGCTCTGGCATTGCTTGGTACTTAGCAAGGCTCACGACATGATCGCAGCGTCCACCTTTTCCAGAAATCGCCCCAGCTTGTCGATAGTTTTTGTCACCGCCGCCTCGCCTTGAGCTCGGCAATGCAGGCCCGCACGGCGTTGCGGTTCTTGACGTCCTCCCACCAATACTCCAGCAGGCTCATCGCCAGATCTTCGGCCAGCAGATCGACGGCTAGGCTGACGTTTCTGTGCGTGCCCCAGTGGTACTCCAAATCCTCCCGCACCTTGGCCTTCAGCACGTCCAGAGCGTTGATGCTGTCATGAGCCGCCAGGTCGTCGGCCCGCTTGGCCAGCTGCGTCATCGCAGCGTTGGGCCACCAGGTCAGAATCGTGTCGATAATGGCGTTGGCAGCTTCGGGCATGCCCTCGGCCTTTTCGCCGACGTTCTCCCGCAGCATGGCCCGCAGCTGGTCGAGGTCAGGTGTGGTGGAGGCGTCGCCCAAGGTGAACTCCGCAGTTTCAAAGGGACGAACACGGCGAGGGCGACGCCTCTACCTCACCCGCCGAACGTTGCATTTGCCATCAGGGCAGACGGCTGTCCCGCCCGGCTGCACCAGTCGGTCGGCGGCCTTTGCTGCCGGCGCCGCCGAAGACTTTAAGACGGAAACTGCCGCCTTTTTTTTCTGGCACTCGCACGTCGGTGGACAGGGACAGTCGGTCACATGGCCGTCCGGGTGGACGATCTTGCCCGTCCCGTTGCACGCCTTGCAGCACTCCTGTGGTGGATCTGGTTGCGGTGCTGGCGTCGGTGCGGTCTTTGCCTGAGCGGCGTAGGCCACGGCCACGGCGGCTGCGGCCCGTGGCGGTTCTCGGTCCAGGGCTGCCGGGTCGGCGGCGAGGCTTGCGAGCAGAGCGAGCAGTCTGTGCCACATGGCGTTTGTTCCTCCTCACCAGCCGCGGCCGTGATCGAGCAGCGGTTGGCCGTTTTCGTCACAGCGGGCGTTGACTACCTGCACGCTTTCCTGATCGTCGGTCGGCTCGCCCAGCAGAGCCAGCCAAAGCAACGTCTTCGCAATCTTCGCGATCCACGACACGACAGGCCGGTCGGGCTTGGGCGGCGTTGGCACAAACGGGTCAGGCTGGCCGCCTGAGTTCAGGTAGAGCCCGGCCGCCAGGGCGATGATGACTGCGGCGATGGTGGTGCGTTTCATTTTCCAGAAATTGTTTCCGGTGCTGGCATGAGCCAGCCACCGTGGTGAAGGTCTCGGAACTCAAAACCAGAGATCGAGCCGACGGCAAAGCTGTCGCCGGCAGAAAGCATGCGGTCGGCAGTGGCCTTTTCGACCCAAAACGAGCCGTCTGGCATGTCGGCCGGCCACTTCGGGCCGCCGCTGGCGGTTGGTCCCCAGCTGTTCAGGCAGAGCAGGCCCGGGCGGTCGTACCGCACCGCAATAAAGCACATGCAATGTGCCCAGCGGCCTGAGGCTTGGCAGAATCCCTGGTCGTCTCGCCGGCTGGTAAAGCCCTGCATACTGCAGACGACGACCGGGTAGCCCGACTCGATTGCGGCGGCCGCCTCGTCCCAGCTGCGGACGAGGGCCACATGTTTGGCCGGGTGCTGTTTGGCCACCCGGTCGAGCTTGCCCTCGTCGCCCTTGCCGCCGTTGCCCCAGTTGCCCCACGCCTTGGCTCGCTTGCTTGAATACTGCTCGAGCTCGCCCTCACGGTAGATGATGCCCCAGTCCCGGCACCACTTGGCGGCAGCGGCACCGTAACTGCCGTCGGAGTAGCCGCCGGTTCCCTCTCGTTTGCCTCGGGCCTCGACCCGGCTGCCGCCGTAGATGCTCTCGGTGGCCGGCTCGACTGGCGGCTCGGGCAGCCGGCCCAGATCCCAGTCGATCGCCTGCGAGATGTAGACGCCGTGCATCCAGCCCCAGCTAACGCAGTCGCCGATCCCCTGCCGGCCGACCACCCACGGCGTGCCGTACCGCTCCAGGTGGGCTTTGTAGAGTTGCCGGTACAGAAACGTATCGACACCGCGGGCCTCACGGATCGCCTCGGCACCGGCTTGGGCAAACAGCGGCTGGTCGAGCTCGGCGAGGAACTCCTCGACGCCGGCCGGATCAGGCGTGTATCCGTAGTTCTCGTCTTTGGCCGGCCGCTGCATGGCCATGTAGGTGCCAAGGGCAAGCAGCAGGCCGGCGACAAACAGCCGCCAATAATCACCGAGTCGCTGCATTCGCGGCCCTCGCAATCTCACGGTAGGCGGCCACCCAGGCCTTGCGATCCTCGTCGCTCACCGGGCCACCGCTCACGCCGACCTGCTCGTCCAAGAACTCGTGGATGGCATCACGGACGTGCGGCTGCCGCTCGCCGATGCTGACGCCTCGCATGCGAGACTCCCGGGCGGCGATCCGCAGATCGTCAAACGCTACGCCGGTGGCGAGGCGGGGCTTGTCGAGCTTGCCGTCCCAGGCAATCACGTCGGCGAGCTCGGCACAGAGGCAGGCGATCGTGATGGCGTCGTCGCCGGCCGTCGGCCCGACGAACAGGCCACGCAGCTGCAGCCGGCCCTCGGGATCTGGCGGCGGCTTCGGCCCGGGCTTGCCGTCCACTGTCATGGCCAACAGGGCGATTGCAGCAAGCAGGGCGGCAAGAAAATAGCGGGTCATCGGTCGCTCCCGTTGAGCAGTTCGAGCGTCAGCACCTCGAACGCCGAGCGAACGTCGGCGTTGAGCTCGCCGGTGTGTACCAGCCGCTGCCGCACAGCCGACAGGTGCTGCATGGCCGTCTGGTAGGTCGGCGGCGGTGGCGGTCCCATTGGCTTGGGCTCGGCCAGGTCTTCCGGCAGCTTGATGTCGTCCAGAATCTTTTTGGCCTTCTTCTGGCTGGGCCACAGCAGCACGCCGGCAGCGGCAGCCAGCATCAACAGGTAGGTCATTTTGCAAGCCTCACGAGTGGTAACAGTTGTTCAATGGCGCCGGCGGCAGCGAGCAGCACCAGCTGGCGAACGGGTGCCCGCACGGCCATCCAGAAGGGCCACGCCCAGACGGGCACGATCTTGTCGGCGAGCTCGTCGTAGAGCATGCCGATGGCCTCGACCGTCCAGGTCTTCTTCTCGGCACCCTCGGTTGGGATGCTGTCGAGCGTCTCAATGCACACCCGCAGCAGAGCGACGGCGAGCTCGGCAAACTCGCTGACGGTCAGGCCGTCAGCGGCCAAGCCTTTGGCGGTGACAACAAACGCTTTGATCTTGTCTCGGATGTCGAGCAGATCCTGTGCTCGGGCGAGCGGCTTGCTACTGATCATGCCAGGACTCCTACAACGTAAATTTCGACGTCAGCAGCGCTGCCGCCGTTGTTGGTAATGGCCAGCACCTTGTCGCTGGCGCCGACCGTGTAGCCGGCATTCGGGTGGACGACGTACAGCACGGCATCCGGGCCGACCGTGATTGGCGAGGCGGAGAGGGCAGTCCATCGGTCGCTGATCGTGTCGCCCACGTCCAGCGTCGCCGAGTCGCTCAGGTTGCGGACGGCCAGCAGTTTGACCTTGGCGAAGTCAGTGTCGGCGGTCCCGCCCATCACCTGCCGAGGCAGGGCTTTCAGGTCGGCCGAGTAGGTGCCGGAGGCGGCAATCGTCACCACGTCCCGCCAGTAGCCGTTGGCCTGGTCGTCGCCGGTGCCGTTGGTCAACGCTGTCTGGATCGACACCGAGGAGCTGTCGAGCACGTTGACAAAATTGGCTTCGTCGGTGTCGGTCCACGCCGGGGCAAAACTCACGAGGCCGGTGACAGAAAACGACAGGCTCATAGTCCGCTACCTCCCACCGCCGTGCTGTTGCCCAGCAGGAAGATCTCGTACTCGAGCTCGGTGTTGTTCGGGTTGGCCAGCCGCAGCGTGCTGTTGGTGTTCGTGACAACCCAGCCGTCGGTCGTGTTGGCGGACGCCACTTCCATGCCCGGCCCGACCTCGAAGGCGTAAGACGTGGTTGGCGAGCCGGGATCGACACCGACGAGCAGCTTTTTGCCGGCGGCCGTCTCTTTGTTGACGATCCGCACGGCCACCAACTGCCGAAACACCATCGGCACGGTGACTCCCAGGTGCGAGCGGTCGAGGTTGAGTAGGTCGATCTCCTCGACCGTGTTGGCGGCGATCGTGCGGGTGTCACCAAATGCTAGGTCGGCCTGCCCGGTGCCGCTGCCGTCCGAGAACGTGTACGTAGACGAGCTCGACGCCGAGTTACGGACTGTGCCGATCTGCTGCGTGTCGGTGCGAACGAACGCCAGCGAGCTCGACCACTGCCCGGTGACGATATCGGTGACTGTTTCTGCCATACTGCAAATTTCGCAGGGCTGCTACCACACCCGTTAGGCGGTGTGGCGGCACTCGGCGAGGCAGGCGGCGTAGCCGGCCATGTCGATCGGCGTGTCGTCGGTCGGCGTCGGCCCTTGGTCTCGGGCGATCTTGTCAAGCATCATGATGATGGCCCAGTCGCCTTCGGTCAGCGGCCGCTTGAGCACCTCAGAAAAGGCGGCGTTGATCATGCCTACCGTTTTGCGAAAGTGCTCGGTCGGAGGCCCGTAAGTCTGTCGCCGCTGGGCCACTGTCTGCATAGCCTTGTCGAGCAGCTGCTCGGCCGGCGAGGTCTCGTCCTTCAGCAGGCTGTCGCCAATCAGATAGACCGGCGGCAGCTCACGCTGCTTGAGCTCTTGCTCGCCACGCAGAATCCAGTCGGGCGGAATCGTCGTCTCTTCGCAGCAGGCCGCCTCGGCTGCCTGCACATGCCGGCCCTCGACTGCCGATCGTAGTTGTTCATTCGCCGCCTGAAGTTCTGCCGTCGTGCTCATTCGCTCTCCAAAATTCAAAGGTCAATATCTACACCGGTATCGTCAATCAGATCCCACAGTTTGTCTCGGCAGCGTTGCAGGGCACGCTCCTCAATTTCCGGCCTTTCGGCGTACTTGATTTCATTTCGCAGCCAGCGGTCCAAGTCGTAGACAACCGTCAGCACGTCCGCAGCCTGCACGGCACGCTTGTGCTCGTTGGCCTCTTCGGGCAAATCGAATTGCAGAATGGCTCTCATGACGACCGGATTTCTCCTTTTTTGCTGATGCGGTAGTTCTCGACGTTGAAGCTGCCGCCGGGCTGCACCTCGACCGTGGCAAAGCCCCAGTTCCACTTGTTGACCCGAGCGTACTCGGGCCGCATGTCGCAGAGGCAGCCCGTCGACCAGCAGAAGATCTCGTCGTGCCAAAGATCGGTCTCGGCGTGGCCGCTGGTGCGGTGACTGTGCCCGACCAGCACCGTCGAGAGCGTCCGCAGGAAGGCACCACGGGCGACGTTGACCGGGGCTGCCAGGCCCTTAGGCAACTCATGCCCGTGGCAGACAGCCAAGTCGCCGAGCTTGACGATCCGCTGATCCTTGATCAGTTCGATGCCGTACTTGTCGAGGTGCAGCCACGTGGCATAGCCCATCTCGGGCTCGTCGCTGATCTCGGGTGCGTGCTGCCAGAGCCAATGCTCCCACCGCTCCTCATGATTGCCGCATTTCAGCACGATCGGAATGTCTGGGAACTGGTCCCGCAGCCAGGCGAGCGTCTGCCGGCAGACCTTGAGCTCGGCCGAGAAGTTGCGGTCGGCCGGGTTTTTCGTCCAGCGGCTGATCGAGTAGAAGTCGCAGAGATCGCCGTTAATCAGCAGGTAGTCGATCTCGCTGCGTTGCAGGTGGCCGACCGCTGCGGCGAGGGCCTGCTCGCTGTGATACGGCACGTGCACGTCGCTGATGATGCCGACCAGGCCGGTGACGTCGAGCTCGGCCGGCAGCCACGGCTCGGCTTGACTCTTTGGCATTTCGACGCCGTCGCCCGGCTTGCGTTTTGCCCGCTTCATCGTTGGCTTGGTGCGGCGGTCGCCACGAACGCCAAACTGCCAACGGATGCGGCCTCGGGCTGCCTCCAGCGTGATCGCCCCGTTAGTCTGCTCCACCAGCCGGCGAGCGAGCGAGCGGCTCGGGTGGTCCGGGTGCCGACTGCACAGGTCGGCCGCCATTTTGGTGATTGCGTCGCCTGGCATCAGTCCTCCCTGATCAGCCCTTCGTTGGCGGCCGCCCGTGCGATCGCCTGCCCGAGTTCGAGCACCGCCTGTTCGTCGATGTCCCACAGCCGCGCGTGGATGATCTCGTGGGCCAGCACCTCGAGCAGTTCTTCGCCATGCAGTCGCTCGTCGGCCCGGATGACTCGCTGGGTGATGTCACAGTCGCCTCGGTGCGTGCTGATCCGCTCCCGCCGTACCTTCCACCGTTTGTCGCCGATGTAGAGCGTGCTACGCCGTCGCCTGCGTGCCATCCGTGGCCTCCGCCGTCTGTTGTCCACGGTGCCGGTGAATGGTCAACACTTGTTTCATGCGTTTTTCGAGAGCAGTAGCAGCGTCAGGGATGAACCGCCGGTTGATCAGCGACTCGATCGGCGTGCCGGCGGCGATGTCGGCCTTGCCCTGCGTGCAGTGCTGAAAAACCAAGTAGCCGTTGCTATCGTGCTGGCAGATGGCGGGAAAGCGGTAGCTCGGCAGTCTGGGCCGGTGGTACTTGCTGCCCAGCAAGTGCCACGCAAGTAGGAATGTGTCTTTGTCGCCGTAGACGAACTGGTAGACGTGCTCGTGCCACTCGTTGAGGAACACGGTCAGGTCGAGCTCGGCCATGCAGCGGCGGCGGTTGACGAGCACCTGGCCCGACTCCAGGGGCATGGCCTCGTAGTCCTGCGTCAGGCCGACCTCCCGCCAGACAGCCGGCTGCACCCAGTTGCGGCGGGTGCGGTCCGGCGGCAGATCCGGCCAAAACATGGCGTGCCGCTTTTCGTAGTAAATGTCGCTGAACAGATAGCCCGGGTTTCGCACCGGGCAGTTGTCGGCATCGAGCAGCAGGGCCTTGGCGAAGGTGCACCACCGCAGGGCAAACGGTTTCAGTTGCCAGCCGCCCTCGGGCACAGGCACGCCTTCTCGCTCGGCCACCTCGCCGGCGTTGACAACCGCCACGCCCTCGGCCTGCCAGATCTTCGCCCAGGTGATGTCGGCCTCCTGCGGCAGGTGCCAGACTTGGATCGGCAGCCGGCAGCCCAGCTGCCGCAGAGCGTAGACCAAGTGATAGGCACAGCGGTTGTACGGACCGCCGGCCGGGATCACGATGCCACGCAGGTCTGTCACCGCCGGCATCAGGTGCGGCAGCTGCGTCAGACGCTCGGCGAGGGCCTCTCGGAAGTCCTTACCAGTTTCCACCTAACAATGCCTTTCTTGTTTTCGCCGCAGCCCTTGCAACCCGCTCTTGCACGATATATCCCAGCTTATTTAAGGCGGCCCTCCGTTTACCGCAGCCGCACGGAGAACCAAGCAACTTTGTGATTCTTGACTCTGTAATTCCGGCCCGGCTCAGGATGCCACTGACTGCATCACCGGCTGCAATAAAGTTCATTTTGACATAGCAATTCCGCCGCAAATCTGGCCGCTTTGTTTCGAGCCCACAGATTATGCAGCGAGTTTGGTCATATTCGCAGAACGGACCAGATAGGCTCATGGTAAATCCAATGTTATTTGAGCGCTGCTTGTTGTGGAAGCAGGCGTGAATGCGCCAAAAACAAAACTTGGCTGCACATTTGAAATTAGTTTTTTAAGGATGTACCAATCTTCGGACGTAGAGTCAGGGCCGGTTCTTGCTGAAGCTTCTCCGACAATTTCAAAAAACGCAGGACCAACGCCATCAAGTGGGTTGGCAGCATAAGCCTTCCAAGAAGAGTTCCAAAAAAAGTTGGTGGTTATTTCGGGATGAAAGCTTTGTGTCGGACAAGAAGTGCCGCTGCATGGGTTAAGCTTGTTTACTAGCGTGCTGCCGCCAGCTGCGATGGTTGCCGCTGCGTCTACTAAATAGTCTGGGCGTGGAAACCTAATAGCTGCATTAAGTGTCGTCGTTTGCTTGGGCTGACTGTTGAAATTGAATGTGGTAGTGATTACAGCACCTAGCCTAAAAACATTGCCGATTGTCTCCTCTGTTGGAAGCTCGTGCGGCGAAGGAAATTCAGGCACAAGTCCGCTTGCGGATCCAGAGCTGTTACCAGAACCTTGAGAACTAAACGCAGATTTCCGAATCGCTGCCGCTGTTGGGTCGATTTGGTCAGGGTTTCCAAACAAAGACGGAAATTCTACTGGAGTGACAACCAAAGCCCTTTCCTGAGTTCTTTGCCCTGTGCTCGGTATTCTAGGAGCAGTCGGCGCGGAACTGTTGCCATGTGAAAACAGCTGGCTGCTTGTTCCTGCGCACCAGTAGCAATCGACAGTCCATCTGTCCCCAAGTCGGCTTAGGTCTGGGCAGGTTGGTGTGACTACGACATCGACACCATTTGATTCACAGCCCAGCCCGCTGTAGTTTGCATTAAACACGTAGCGCCAGCTGTTTCCCACTACACCTGGCGGCTTGTCTGGGTAGACAGCGTTTTGCGTTCGGCCAACGTTTATGCACGCAACGCTGCCAGAGGTGGCAATGCTGTATCCAGTTCCAGACCCAGAATAAACCTGTGCAGTATTCGTGAAGCCGCTTTGTCCAATTTCTAGTTCGGGAATAGGCGATAAAAAAAAGAAGCCGTCGGCGACGCTGTAAGATGGATATTGCTGAAAAATTGGTTTGTACCAGTGCCCCGGAAAAGGTTGGTCGAAATATCTGACGGTGCCAAAGCTCAGCTGATTTGCCACCTGGTGGCTTGCGCTGTAAGTCACATAAACTTCGTCGTATACGTCTTGGCCGCAGTCCTCGCAGCATGGACACCCAGGAAAAAGCAAGCCTACCGGAACAAGAAGCAGCGACACAAAGAGCGGTAGCCACGGTATTAACGCTAATGGCATAGGTATGTCTGCCATCTTAGCACTCCGCTGCTGTCAAGTACCAAAAACCATTGACTAACGTGACGGCGACAAACCCGCTGACGGACTCAGCAAAAGGATTGTAGGCAGTTACGTAACGGGTAGGATTCGTGAGAGTAAACTCGCCGCCAAGCTCGTCTTGCTCCCAAATGTAGACAAACGTAGTTTCACCCTTGACCCACTCTGCACCGGGCTTACCGATCAAGGTGGTCTCTTGTCTTGCAGATGCCAGCAACCAAGTTTCGCCAACCTTTGAGAGAAAAACGTATTCGTCAGCTGGCACAAAATGCAGGACATTCCATGCCTGGACTATCCCCGAAAGTTCTTGCAGTTCTTTTGGCTTTCCTTGAGATGGCTCTACTAATGGAGGTCCGTAAAGACGAATATTCTGTGACTCTCCCACCTGCCAGTCGCTTTGGGTTTTGCCTACTAGCAGGTTGCCTGATTTTTGTGCAGCCTTAAGAATGCCGCCCCGCCGCCCGTGCACAATGTCCGCCGCATCGCACAGATCGTTCCACCGCTGTGCCGAGATGGCACGCTTAAGCGACTGTCCCGCCTCGACTCTGCCGTCAGGTTTTGCCATTAGCTCGGTTGCGTGTAGTTGCCGCCGGCTACGACGGCCGGATCGCTGGGCGTAGCCCCGCCAATGCCAAGGCCGGCGAAGTCGGCCTCCCGGTAGACCTGGTTGACGTAGACGTGCTTGGGCTTTTTCAGCAGCGTGCTGTCGTCAACGTTGTCCTCGTACCGCACCCACAGGTACTCGTGTCCCTTCTTCACGATGTTGCTGATTGAGCCGACCGACAGCGGCGGCAGGTAGGTGCCAGTGGTGCCGGTAGCGCCGGTCGGCAGGCCGCGGTTAGGGCTGGCGATAAACTTGTATTGCAAGGTCCAAGGCCCGTCGCCCTTCTCGGCATCCCACTGCTGATTGCCGTTGCATCCAACAAAGAGCACCTCGCCCGGGCGGAAAGTTCTGAAATAGCCAGCGTTTACTGTGCCGGTGAGGTCGGCCACGGTCTTGATATAGCCGGCCGTGACGTACCAACTCGGCACGTCGTAGGTCTCGGTCCACTGCAGGGACGGCGTGACGACATCAACGCCGGCGACGCTGTCTCCGTCCACGCCGATGGCATTGAACTGAGCAGGCCCGGTCGGGCCACTTGCCGAGTAGACCCGCTCGTTTTCGGCCTGCGTGATGTGCTGCGTACCGCCTGCGGTGTCAAAACTGCGGGTGCGGCGTAGCGGGTTGTTGTTGGTGCCGTCGTTGGCGGCGTCCTGGCCGTCCAGCGTGTAGTTGGCCGTGACCCGGAAGGCCTCGTCGCCGAGGTACTCGACCGAGTAGCTCTCCACCATGAACCGGTAGGGAGCGATGGTGTAGAACCGGTTGGCGGCAAAAAAGGTGTTGCAGTAGGCGTGCACCTCAGTGTCGATCGAGGTGCCGAAGGACATGAACTCCAGACTGATGGTGCTGGCCGCACGCTTGCCGATCCGCTGCAGCGTGGCTGAGCGTGATTCGCTGGTCTCGATAAAGCGGGTGACTGGCATTTACGGGCCTATGGCTGCGGGCTCAAGACGCTCGGTCAGCAGCTTGTTGGTCTTCTTGGTTTCGTCCAGCTGCTGCTGTTGCAGGCTGCCGCCGAAGCCCATGCCGCCGATTCCGACCGACGAGAAGGTGCCGGTGACTTCGGCCTGCTCAACTGCCTGCTGCAGCATGCGTTGCCGCTCCTCGTCTTGCGGGCGGGCGGCCGCCTGTGCTTCTCTGGCGGCAATTTGCTGGGCCGTAAAGCCTTTCAGCATATTGGTGAATGCGTCGGCGCGGGCTTGCTCTGCCGGCGTCATGGCCAGCGTGTTGACCGCCCCGGGTTTTTGGGCCACCTCTTGGTTGAACTGCCGGTCAGCTTGGCGGCGAATCATGAACCGGCTGAAATCCTGCTGCACCTGGCCGCTTTGCTGTCGCCGCTGCGCTAATCGCTCATCGAGCTTTGCAAACCGGTTATCGGCCCGCTGGTCGGCGTTCGTTTCTTCTGTGGAGTCGCCTAACAGGCTGAACTTGTATTTGTCTGGCCCAAAGAACCGCAGGAAAGGAATCGACGAGATGTAGAAGTCGAACGCATTCAGCAGATTGACGCCCCAGCGATCCACGGCATTGAGAAAGCCATTGCCAGCGACGGTGAAAGCCGCTGTCAGGCCTTTCATTGCTACGCTGATCGCACCCTCAAGATCATTCTCTTTGATCGACTGGAAGATCTCGCCAAAGGTGGAAACACCAATGTCCTTGGCTTTGCTCAGCTCGTCGTACAGCGTTTTGGCCTCGCTGGTCACGCCGCCAATGGCGCTGCCGAGGAGGTCAGCCGCCTTTTCTGACTGAATCGTTTCCTTAATGAATATGCCGATCACACCGATAGCGGCAAGGATTGGCCAGCTGGCAGCAATCCAGGCGGCCTGCGTCGCCAAAGCCGCCCCGACGCTGGCAACTTTGACGGCGAACATCTTTACGATGATCGCAGCCATAGAAAACAACACGCCGACTGCACCGGTGACAATAGATGCAAAACCTACGACAATGCTGGCACTTGCCGTCAGGGCGAGGCCAGCGGCTGTCGATAACGACGAAAGAGCAAAGCCGGTGGTTAGGATCGCTGCACCGGCCGCCGTAAAGATGCCCACGCCTTTGGCGATCGAGACGATGAGCTCTTGGTTGTCTTTAACAAAGGCAGTGAGACCGCCCGCCACGTTGGTGATTGTTTTAATGAGGCTTTGCAGCATCGGGGCCAAGGCCTCGCCGATTGCCAACGCCGTGCCTTCAATTGCCGACATCGCCTTTCGCATTGCCCCGCCAAGGCCTGCGTCCATTGCCTGAGCGGTAGAGGTTGCCGCCCCGTCGGCGTTGCGGAGCTTGTTAGCCAAATCTGTCACGCCACCAGCACTTTGCGACAGCACATTGGCTGAGGTGATGCCAAGAAGGCCGAAGGCCTTGGCCATCTTGGCGGTCCGCTCGGCCACCGGCATGTCGGCCGTGGCGGTGTTAATGTCGTCGAGGATCTGCACCAGCGGCTTGAGCTCGCCGGTGGCGTCGGTGTTTTGCACGCCGAACAGGTTTTGCAGCTGCTCGCCGCTGCCGGCAGCGATGGTGGAAAGCCGTCGTAGGGCAGTGCCGGCCTCGCTGCCTTGAATGCCGACATTGCCTAGCACGCCGAGCACGGCCACCGTGTCTTCCAGGCTCATGCCAAGGCTCTTGGCGACCGGGCCAGCGTATTTGAGCGACTCGCCCAACCCCTCGACGGTGTTGAACGTGCCGTTGGCCGCCTTGGTCAGAATGTCGGCCACCTTGGCCGCATCGCCAGCCTCAAGGCTGAACTGCCGCAGCGTCGCCGCCAGGATGCCGGCCGACAGGCTGGCGTCGGTGCCGGTAGCCCGGGCAAGGGCAAGCACCGACTCGGTCATGTCGTTGATTTCGGTGGCACTAAAACCAGCCCGGCCGAGCTCGGTCATTAGGTTGGCCACCTCCACCGCCGTAAAGGACGTCGAGGCACCTAGCTGGCGGGCCTTGTCGGTTAGCAGCTGCAGTGAGGCGGCACCCTCTGCTCCGAGGTTGCCGGTCACCGCCGCTGTCGCCCGAATGGCGTCGTCAAAGCCAGCGAACTGCCGAGAAACTAGGCCGAGCGGCACCGACAACGCCGCCCCAACGCCGGCCATTTTTCCGCCGAGCGCTGTCATTGACTGGCCCAGCTGGCCAATGCGTTTGTTCACCCGGTTGATTGCCCGGAAAAACTTCTTAGAGTCTGCGCCGATCTCGACGAAGACCTTGCCCATCCTGATGCCGGCGGCTGCCATTTATGTCTTGCCTCCAAACAGGCGGGCGAGGTCAGATCGGGATGCTGGCCTGGCGGCCGACTTTGGTTTCTTGGCGAACGGGTGGAACTTGTAGGCGTCTCGGCTCGGTTGCCCCTTGCCTCGGTTTAGGTTGAAGGTTTGGCAAAGGATTTGCGCCGTGTGCCACCAGTCGGCTTCGAGGCGGGCGTCTCGGGCGGCGACGAGTTGGCGAAGGGTCCAATCTCCGGGGTAGACGCCGAGGATTCCGGCACACTCCCAAACTGCACGCCAGACTGCGCCAACAGATCTTCGGTGGTTGCCTTCTCCAGCTGCGTCTGAAACTGCTGAATCGCCTCGTCGCTCGTCGTGTCCATCTTGGCTGCGATCAGAGCGACGAGCCCTCGCAGCCGCTTCGGGAAAAAATCGACGAGTTCCTGCTCGAGGCACTTGGCAGCCTCGTCAAGAGCATCGCCTCGCATGCCGTCGAGAAAAGAGTCTTTGCTGACAGCTTTGCTTTCTGTTTGCGGCAGCAGAATGAAATACAAGGCCTCGGCCAGCGTGGTGTATTGCCCCCGCATCACCTGCATGGTCTGGGCAATGCTTGAGACGTCCACGATGTCGAAAGGCTGCTCTTTCCCTTCGACCTCGATTTTGACGTTGTCCTTCACTCGCAGCGCTGCGGCAACAGTCAGCGCTAGCTGCCACGGCCGTCCCTGGTCATCCCTGAACTCTCTCACTGCTACCTCACGGGTTGGTATCACCCGCCCTCAATGGCGAGCCGGCGTCGTAGAAATACAGTTTCAGCGTGGTCTGCACCGACCGCACACCGTCCAACGGCTGGCCGTCGCTGATGCTTGTGACCACGGCATTGAACGACCAGACCGTGCTGCTGGCGGTGTCGGTGATGATCACCGGCGTCTGCTCGCCGCTTTCAAGGAGAGCACCGCCGGCGGCAAACCACGCCGAGTCGATTGTCTCGAACGACAGATCGAGCGAGTAGCCGGTCGTGTAGGTAAAGACTTGGCGGCTGCCGTATGGCTGGAAGGTGATCTCGTTGGCCGTCTCGTTGACCGTAGTGTCACGCACGCCGGCAACCTCGCTGCCGGCGATGCTCAGCGTGAACTCTCGGCCGAGACTGATCGCCACACCTTAGCCCTCACGCACCGTGACGTTGTAGGTGACCGGGCCGTCCAGCGGCTGATTTTCGGTGACGCTCATGACCTGGTAGCCGCTGCCATTCGGGCCGGTAGCCAGGGCCGTCATCACCGCCGTGGCGTCGAGGCACTCGATTTCGATGGTGCTGGCGAGGAATCCGCCGGTCGCCACCCGGAAGGCAGTTCCGACGCCGGTGGCGCTGCCCCGGTGGGTGATGTCAACGGCTTCGACTTCATCGGTCCAGTTCACCGAGATCACGCCGGTCACGCCGACCGAGAGGGCATCAACGCCAGCTGCACCCGGGCCGCTGACACTGGGACTGGTGTAGGCAAGGTTTGGCATGGTTGCTCCTTAGGCAGTCTGCACGCCACGGGTGGCGCTGACGGTGTAGGTGATGATGTCGTCGAGCGGCTCGTCCTGCGTGACGTTGGTGACGAGGAACTCGACGCTCGACAGGGCGTGGCCGTTGCCGCTGGTCACGCTGACGCTGATCGAATCGCCGGCGTCGCAGCCGGGATAGTCCACGCAGGTAACCTCGAGCGTCTGCTCGGCCCAGGTCTTGCGGAACTTGCGGCTGGTGTCGCCCTTTTTGGTGACGTCGGCCTCGCCGTAGGTGGTGGTAATGGTGCCTTCACGGACGTTCAAAATGCCCGTGTAGCTGACGTCCTTGCCGAGGACGATGGTTTCGCCTGCCATGTGTTTGTTCTCCGTGCGGGTGGTGTTAATGTCGCCGCCGCCGGCGGCTGTCAGCAGGGGGTGTGGTTACGGCCCACGCATGGCGTTTTTGAACATGGCCGGGATTTCGGCCGGAC